GGATGGGCATTCCTAGTTTGTATAATCCTTATACTAGGTGTGCCTGTACTGATGTGGTTAGCCTTAGAGGGTAGCAGTTGGTACGAAAGATTTGACCTAATGAATCCGATGTTCTGATGTGGACGTTAGTATTTATATGGTTGTTCAATGGTGAGCCAGAAGTCAGGAAGATAGGAACGTATGATGATATGTATCAATGTTTCAATAACTATGATATGTTGTACTATTCAATGACACCAGAAAGTAGGGTAGGAGTAAGGCTGACATGCATACAAGGAGATACAAATGGTGAAGACAGCGATAATAGATAAACGTGTACCATTAGGTAAAGTATACGTTGACTTGACAGTAGACGAAGTGTTAGAGGCGTGTAAGAGGTATGCCTCAGATAAAGCTTTTGATGAAGAGTTGGATAAGGTATACAACAAGGAGAAAAGTTTTGATTGAGAGAGGAGACAAACATGATGGAACTAGCATTGATCCGCACTATGTTGGACAAAGAGTTCTACGATAATCACAAGGGTATACGCTGTCCAGATAAGATATTCAGTAAAGATGCACGTAAGATCAAGCAGACTCTTGACTACGCTATGGACACATACGGTAAGAACATTACACCCACAGAGTTAGAATCTCTATTCTTTGTTAACAACACCAGTATGACTACAGCTAACAAGCTAGTCTTTAGTGAGTTGTTTCAAAAGGTTGCACGAGAGAAGCCACTGTCTACAGAGATAGCTGATGATGTACTATCTAAGTTATTTCAACAGGTGGTAGGTGAAGAGATTGCTAACCTTGGATTTGACTACGTTAACGGATCACAATCTAGTCTCGAACCCCTGAGAAACATACTGAGTAATTATCAAGATGATTTCCTACCCAACCTTAAGGTAGAGTGGGATGATACAAGTATCGATACATTATTAAAAGCCAATGACATACAGTCACAATGGAAGTGGAACATACCTACACTTAAACGTAGGACAGAGGGAATAAGCGCAGGACATCTAGTTGTTGTAGGTGCTAGACCTAACACAGGTAAGACTAGCTTTCATGCGAGTACCATAGCTGCACCTGATGGGTTTGCATCACAGGGCGCTAAGTGCATGGTGCTGTGTAACGAAGAAAGCTATGAGCGTGTAGGTGCAAGATACCTTAGTGCGGCTACAAGTATGAGCATGGATGAAGTGAAGACTAACATGGCGGTGGCTGCACTACGTTACGATCCAGTGGAGAAGAACGTCTTTATCAAAGACAGCACAGGTAAAGACATGGCATGGGTTGAAGCTATCATTAAGGCATACGAGCCTGACATTGTAGTGCTTGATATGGGTGACAAGTTTGCGTCCAAGACAAGTGACAAGTCAGACATCTATCTTAAGGAAGCAGCCATACATGCACGTAACATATCCAAGGAACACAAGTGTGCAATCATATGGATGTCACAGTTGAGTGCAGCAGCAGAAGGTTTGGTACATCCTGATCAATCAATGCTTGAGGGTAGCCGTACTGGTAAAGCAGCAGAGGCTGATCTAATGATACTCATATCAAAGAACAAAGTAGTAGAGGGGCAAGACGAAGATGAAACAAATCAGAGACATCTTTGTATAGCAAAGAACAAACTCAAGGGTGGATGGCATGGTACTATTCACTGTGAGTTAGATGGAGACAGGAGTCAGTACTTAGCATGAGACTTGTACTTGATGTAGAAAACACAATAACTAAACGAGACAATAAAAACATACTTGACCCATTTGAACCTGGCCTCGAACTTGTACAAGTAGGTGTACAGAACGTAGACAATGTAGAAGAGACACACTTGTTTACGCTGAATCACAAAGAAGATCAGGACGTAGGTGGATCAAGAGCTAGAAACATACAGATCCTATTAGACCATACAACACTCTTGATTATGCACAACGCACAGCATGACTTGATGTGGTTGTGGGAGTCAGGCTTCAAGTATGACGGTGACATCTATGATACGATGTTAGCTGAGTATCTACTGCAGCGTGGACAGAAAGAACCTATAAGTCTTGAGGCTTGTGCTGAACGTAGGAATCTAAACTACCAGAAGCAAGACACTCTCAAAGAGTATTACAAGAAAGGATACAACACCAATGAGATACCTTTACAAGAGCTTCTTTTTTATCTTAGGAGTGACCTCGACATTACTCGTGAGTTGTTCCTTGCCTTGGAACAAGACTACGCCAAGCCAGAAGCAGAGTCCTTACATAGAGTTAAAGACATTACCTTCCGCACCTGTAAAGCCCTCACCAGAATGTATATGTCAGGAATCCGTGTGGACAGAACCGCCCTTCAGCAAGTCCGAATAGAGTTTGAGAAAGAGAAAGCTGAGATAGAAGACAGGCTGCAGCGCAAGACTCGTGAGCTTATGGGTGACACACCTATCAATCTCAATAGTCCTGAGCAAGCATCTCAAGTTATATTCAGTAGACGCATACACAACAAGAAAGAATGGGCTGACTTGTTTGACTACACTGAGACACAAAAAGAGTTCAGGGATGCCATAGATGCAAATAGTTCTATCATTAGAAAGACTAAAGCATCTACCTGCACTAACTGTAATGGCGGTGGTAAAGTTTGGAAGACAAGAAAAGATGGTACGCTGTACAAGATACCAAACATATGTAAGAAGTGTGAAGGTAGAGGCTACATTCTAACGCAAACAAAACAAGTAGCAGGGCTGTGTTTCTCTGCGCCAAGCAAGAAATGGATAAGCGCAAATGGCTTCAGCACTAGTAAAGGTAATCTTGAAAGTCTTATGGCTACCGCTACAAGCAACGGTATGGAGTCTGCTCTTGATTTTCTTACTGATCTTAAGCGTCTTTCTGCTATCAGCAGTTACCTTAGTAGTTTCGTGGATGGTATCGACATATTCACCAAGCCCAACGGAATCCTTCACGTCAACCTTACCCAAAGTGTTACCAGTACAGGTAGATTTTCTGGACGCAATCCCAACATGCAAAACATGCCAAGAGGAGGAACCTTTCCAGTAAAACGTGTGTTCATATCACGATGGGAGGGTGGACAAATATGTGAGTGCGACTTTGCTCAATTGGAGTTTAGAGTTGCTGCATTCCTCTCACAGGACAGCACAGCAATGGAGGAGATCAATACAGGATTTGATGTACACTCCTACACGGCAAAGGTTATCAGTGATGCAGGGCAACCTACACAGCGCCAGGCAGCAAAGGAGCATACATTCGCCCCTCTCTTTGGTGCTACTGGATATGGCAGACCAAAGGCTGTGGCTGCATACTACGAACACTTTACGGAGAAGTACAAGGGCGTAGCTAAATGGCACAAGAGATTAGGTGACGAAGCCATGAGGTTTCTCAAGATCACCAACGTGAGTGGCAGACAGTATGCATTCCCTGATGTAACTCGTAGGAGTAATGGTAGTGTATCACATTTTACTATGATAAAGAATTATCCTGTTCAAGGATTTGCTACAGGTGACATCGTACCTGTGGTACTACTAGAGTTTGAGCGATTGCTTGAGCCTCTACAGTCATGCTTAGTCAATACTGTACACGATTCTATGGTGATAGATGTACACCCTGACGAAGTAAAAAAAGTCTTGACTATTGTTGAGACTATCAACGCTAATCTAAACTGTGTCATAAAAGACGCATACGATATAGAAATGAATGTTCCTCTATTATTAGAAGCCAAAATTGGTAAGAATTGGCTTGACACAATTGATGTTTAGAGTATAACTAACCATCTTTAACTTTGAAAGAAAGTAAGTAAAACAATGAATACAGAACTAGCAATACAAAACGATTTAGGTATGTCTCTTGCAGAGGCAGTAGGTGTAACTACTCAAAGCGGTGGCGAAAGAAAGAGTTCCGTTTTACCTAGAGTAAACTTAATGCACACAGGTATCATGGGTGAGATCGAAGTCAACGGTAAGCCCATCAAGACTGAGGTTGTACCTGCAGGTGCATACAAGATTACGAGAGGTGAAGATGATGTTGTCTACGCAACTAGTCCTACCATACGTATCTTTGCAATCCGACAGCAGTGGTCAAAGTGGGATGCCAAAGAAGAGATGATGATGAAGACAGTCATGGCTAACGATCTAAAGGGTGACCTCAAAGATAACGTTGGTACATTTAATCTTGGCAGACCATCAGGTTACATCGAAGATTGGGATAGCGTACCTGAGAAGACAAAGGATTTGATTCGTAGTATCAAACGTAAGAAGATTCTCTTTGGTGAGTTGACTGCATCAGGTGTTACTGATGAAGAAGGTAATCCAGTAGATGATATTACTACTATGCCTTTCTCTTTTGAAGTACCACCTTCAAGTATCAAACCTTTAGACTTAACAGTAAATGCACTAGGGCGTAAAAACGTATTACCTATTCAGTGCATGTTAAAATTAAGTGCTAATCCAGTTGATTCTAAAACAGGTAATAGCTTTGCTGTTATGAGCTTAGATGTAGGTGATAAGGTAGAGTTACAACCTGAAGACCAAGATACTCTACATAACTTCTTAGCTTATATTACTACACAAAACTCTTACATCTTAGAACAGTGGGATGAAAAGAATAAGGAGACTATCTCTGATGATGACGCTGCTATCGTGGCTGAGTTCGTCAACGTAGAAGAGGCAGACTAATGAACCACCCTGCTGAACTGGCTATCTTTGAGTACCTTGGCAAGGCTGTCAAGGGTGAGACAAGTATGGCTGAAGACATACGTAAGCAAGTCGCTTCTGATGTCGAGGCTGCACTAGAGAAGCAGTTCAGCAGTGGGCCTCGTGACAAGTTTAGACTGAGGATGTCCAACATTGGGCGTCCTACTTGTCAGCTATGGTTTGAGAAGAATGACCCTGAAGATAAGACACCACTACCTCCACACTTCTTGATCAACATGATCATAGGTGACATTGTGGAAGCAGTGTTCAAGGGTCTTCTTCGTGCTGCTGAGGTAGACTTCAAAGACAATGATAGTGTCACCCTTAAGTTAAAGGATGGTACAGAAATAAAAGGTGAGTACGACATGGTACTTGATGGCAAGGTGGATGATGTCAAATCAGCTTCGCCTTGGTCATACAAAAACAAGTTCAACACTCTAGAAACTCTAGCTAACAGCGACAGCTTTGGTTATGTATCTCAACTAGTAGGATATGCTGAAGCTGCAGGGTTAGACGTAGGTGGTTGGTGGGTAGTCAACAAAGCAAATGGTGAGTTTAAGTATGTTGATGCTAACTCCGTAGATAAGTCTACAGTGATGAAAAGCATTGAGCAGACAGTAGGCTACATCAATGAGGATAAACCCTTTGAGCGTTGCTTTGAGCCAGTGCCAGAGACACATTACCGTAAACTAACTGGTAATCTAAAGCTTGGCACAGAGTGTGGGTTCTGTTCTTACAAGCATAAGTGTTGGCCTAACTTGCAGACTCGTGAAGCTGTAAAGTCAAACGCTGCAAACCCACCTATGGTGGACTATGTTCTGCTGAGTCCTGAGTATGAGGAGGCATAATAAAGGTAGGTATCGCAGTGGCCTGGAGAAAGAGGTTGCTGCATACTTGCGTAAGACACAGAAGAAAGTCAGATACGAAGTACTGAAAGTAGAGTGGGAAGACTTACGCTACCGCACC